TTTTGCTTTCAAGGCTGCTATTTTTTTATCTAATTCAGAAACTCCCTTAACCTTTGCTTTCTCTGCTATCTTTGCGTTATCGGCTCTAAATTTCTGTTCAGCTTGGTTTGCTTTTATTTGGGCTTTTATTTTTTCTTCTGCAAGAGTGTGGATATCTAATAGTATTTTATCGGTGTGAGTTTTAAATCCCCCCTCCACTTTCTTTTGATAAGTAATCTCTACTTCTTCTTGTTTTCTGAAAGAGTCTATTAAAAGCTTTATTCTTTTATCATAAGCAACCTTAAATATTTCTGTAGGAGTAGGACCTTCTCCTTTTTTGCCGTCAGGGGCATCTCCCTCTAATTTTATATACTTCTCAAAGTCTGGGAGAAGCCTCTTCATAGCTTCGTGTAGAGAATCTATATCTTCATTCGCTCTTTCCATCCCTCTATCCTTACCAAGCATACTTAATGCGTTATCTGCATACCTTGTAAAGTCCCCCATACTTAGTCCTGCGTCAGCTATCATTGACCTTATTATATCCCACTCTGTTTGATTCCCCGTAAAAAACTCCGTCATACTATTATCCAAATCATTTGCCCACTCATCCATAGAACTAAATTCTTGCATAACTTTTGCATAAGATACTACTGCTGAAGCACTCATCTCCGTTCCGTTTTTCTTAAACTTATTTAGTATATCCTGCATAGCATTATCAGTTGTCATTTTAGCTTTTATAATCTCTGCAGTCATCTGTGATAGAACACCAACTGCTGCCGTATTCCTCATTTGTACTGCTAAGTCAGCAAACTTTTTTTGAGTATCTTTAATGTCGGTTTGTAAATCAATCAACTCGTCCCCATTTTTCTTGAAGGCAGTATTTAAGGTATTAGTTGCAGATGTAGCTATAACTAACTGCCTGTTATACTTAGCATACTCTAAAGACCCTTTCTCCAAATTTTCAACTTCATCTTTATTATACTTGTCTATAGTCTTTTTAGCTTCTTCTAACCTCTTTAATGATATCTCTAACTCCCCAACAGATTTGTTTTCTTCCCTTATACCCTCTTCAAGCTTCTTAGTCCACTCCGTTGCCCTCTCAGCTTCTTTATTAAAGGTTGCGAAATGGTAAGCTAAATCAATAATCGCTATTATCAATAACCCTATCCCTGTTCTGGCAAGAGCTGTCGTCAAAAGATTCGTGGCTACTGTTGCTACTGCAACTGCTCTTGCATAAATAGTAATAGCTCCTGTTACTAACGCTATAGTGATTCCATATGATGCTTTTGCAGCAGCTAAGAAACCTGTTTTTGCTGCTAAGATAGAAGTCCATAAAATACTTGTTTTAAGCCCAATAAAATACGCAGCCCAAAGTTTAATTACCCATTTTATAACAGTACCAAACCTTTTCATTCCCTTCTTGAATTTTTCAAGCTGCTTCTCTCCTTTAACAAGTGCATTTAACCATTTAGCAAATGAAACTAAACCGTCTTTAAGTGCTCCCCCTACATCTTCCATCATAACAATAGCAATTCCTTCCATCGCTGATTTATATTTCAACCACGCTCCGTGTAATGTATCCCCAACAATACCTGCCATTCTTGACCCCTCTCCATTAGCTGCCAACATAGCATCTCTTAATTCTAAAGTTGCGTCTGCTGATGTAACCATAGATTCAAATGCTGCGGCTTGCCTAATATCTACAACCCCCATAACATCTGCCATATCACCCCCTTCGGCTACAAACTTATTCATAGCAGGAACTAATTGGTCTAAAGAGTGGATTGTTGTACCAAAAACTTTTGTAAGGTCAGAAGAAGGGTCTTGCATTTTAAGCAAGATATTTCTTAATGATGTACCTGCAATAGAAGCCTCAATACCTGTATCGGTTAGTTTTGACATTATTGCTGCCGTATCTTCAATAGAGAATCCTGCTGCTTTTGCAATAGGAGCAACCTTAGTCATAGCTGTTTGCCACTTCTCCATATCCATAGCAGATGAACTAAATGATACAGCCATAACATCTACCACCCTTTGTGTTTCAGAAGCATCTAACCCAAACCCTCTAACTGCTGCACCTGCAACTATTGCTGCTCTTGCTAAATCACTTCCTGTAGCAACTGATAAATCAAGTGTTGCCCGTTGAGCAGCCAAAATTTCTGAAGTAGTAAACCCTAATTTAGAGTAGTTTAATTGCAACTGCCCAACCTGTTCTGCCGTAAAGAATGTTGAACGACCTAACTCTTGTGCAGTATCGGAAAGACGCTTAAATTCATCAGCATTTGCCCCTGATACTGCCTGAACTTTAGCCATAACAAATTCAAAAGAAGTAAAAATTCCAAGCATAGATGAAATAATTTCATTCACCCTTCTAAATGCACTAATCAAAATACCAACTGCGGCAGCTCCTTTAATAAATGATTTAGTTAAAGAGCCACTACTTTTCTTTGTTGCATTTGCTCCCTTATTAACATCTGCTAATGCTTTTTTATTTTCCCTTAATGCTTTTGACGCTTTTCTTATAGCAGCATCTTTTCGTTGATATACTTTAGCTTCTTCTCCCGATAACTTCTTAGCTTCTTGATTGGTCTTGGCTAACTCTCTCTGCTCTTTTCTTAATTTTTTTAATTGATTTTCAAGAACCTTAATTTGTTTAATGTTCTTTATTTGAATTTCTATTGCTATCTGTTTTTTCCCTGCCATAATATCTTATATTTTAACCAACATTTAATTGTAACACCGTTTCGGGTTTATCCCACCCCATAACTGCCTCTATTTGTTTACCTATAGATTCTTCTATATGAGTAATAACCCCTATTCTCTCTGCTTCACTCATAGCGATTTCAACAAAGAAATATCTATTTGGAGCAACCAACTTTCCACCCGGAGTATAATATCCTTGACCTAATTGCCTTGCAGTATTACTTGCAAATCTTAAAGCCTCCCCCTGACTCATACTCCCTGTCAATCCTTTTTGTTTTGCCCAATCTAATATAATATCTACCTCAACTTGAACTCCCCCTGAATCACCATTATTTACTATCCACAAGTAAGCAGAATCAGAAACTATATTTAACGATAAACTTCCCCCTGTTTCCTTTATTTCTGTCCTAAAAGAATTGTATAACCTATTAGAAGCCCTGTGTAGTTGTGCACCTAACTCTCTTTTCAACTCTTGAATATAGATTTTTCCCCCCTTCTTTAATTCTGTTTTTATTATATCTTTAATTTCTGACATATCTATACACTTGGGGGAGAACTATTAGTAATAGGGTATTCGGGCTGAACACCCTTTAACACTATATGTGCATTCCCTAAATTATCTGTCATAACTATTGGGATTAAAATTTCTTCTGTTGTTTCCGTAAGAGTTACCCCTGTAACAAAAGCGTCATCAGTAGTGCTAACCCCCGTAACAGCCGTTGCTGTAGCGGCTGAAACTGATGTAACAAGAGGTTCTTCTCCACACGCCTCACAGACTGCAGAACTAACGCTTATTGAATCAACAAAAGCCCCCGTAGTTGATGAAACAGAAGTAACCGCAGTACCCGTTGTAGGGGATGCAGAAGTAAGGGCATCGTCAGTTGTAGTTCCTATAGTAGCTCCTGTAACAACCGTTACACTCATATAAGTTTCAATCCCACTCATTGTGGGGATTCCTTTATTTGTTATTCTCTGTTCTTTTCCCACTTGCTTTTTATTTTAAAATCCTAAATTATTAGGGTCGTAAGGATACCACCCGTCAGTATATTGTACGGTTGGCTCTACTGCTTGGAACTCTCCCAATTCTCTCCATTCTACTAACTCAACTTTTGTAAGGATGTTAAGGTGTGGAGCATAATCTATAATTTTATTTAATCTCCAATATGTACCATCTATATGGATTAAGTTCCTAAAATCAATATTAATAATATCATTTATTTTTAAATCAACATAACAAGTCCTTCTTCTTGGATTTGACTTTGTTATTTCAATCATCCCTCTATAATATGTTTCGTACAATCCCTTATGCACTTCTTGCGTTCCCGAAAAATTCCCCGTGTCAGGGTCGTATTGATTAACCCAAATATTCCCATAGCATAAATTTGGGATTCTTAGGTCTTGAGTAGAAAAAGATGCTGCTTGGGGGAGAAAGGTATTAGCAACTCCTGAAGCATCATACCCAAACTCTGTTATATTATTAGGTGTACTAAAAGAGCCACCAGGCTGTCCCCATTCCTGTATCAACATTGAGTTAGAAAATACGCCTGAAGCTACAGTAGATTTTATATATTGATTG